AACCGGTGAAGACGACGATGATGACGAATAATAGATATATTATTTTACCAAATAATATATCATACACCACGAATATTAATCTTCGGCATCGACACAGAATTCAGGATCACTTTTTCCTTTTTCTGGTTTGCTACTATCTTCTAAAGCAATAGGTATTCTAGTAAATTCTTCTACAGGTGCGGGTGCGGGTGTGGGCGCAGAAACGATATTTTGAGTAATATTAGCCAAATCTTGAGACAAATTAGCGATTCTCAAATTAGCCTCAGAATATTTTTGGTTAATATCTAAATATCGTTGGGAAAGTTCCGCGTATTTCTGTGAAATATCCGAATATTTTTTCGAAAAATCGGTTTGCTTTTGCGAAGCATCGATAACCTCCATATTTTTATCCGTCAATTGACTTTGTAACATGGTTACAATACCCTCTAATTGACGGATTTTATTTTCTAGTTTAACCTCAATTTCGTTATTTTTACTATAATATTGTAGGTTCTCAAACTTCAGACTCTCAATAGACGCATTTAAACCCTCAATTGTCTTATCCTTGCTACTTAGCTGTTCCTTCAAAATATTATTCTTTGTTTGTAGATCAGGTATTTGTGAAGTTAACTCTCTGATGGTTTTGGTTTTCTCTAACGATTGTTCTTGTAACATACTTATCATATTTTTAAGTTCATTGGAATTATCAGCAGCAGAGAGCTCTCGAATGGTCTTAGTTTTCTCAATAAGCTGCTTTTGAAGTGTCGTGATCATATTTTGCATTTCGTCTTCATTATTATTATCGCTATTACTATTGGTAGTAGCAGATTTAGAAAGTTCTCGAATTGTCTTGGTTTTTTCGATAAGCTGTTTTTGTAGAGAAACGATCATGTCCTCTAATTTACTGTTAGCATCCTTTAATTCGTCAGAAGCAACCTCTTTATAGTCGGGCATTACTCCGGACGAAAGTTCTCGTATCGCCTTAGTTTTTTCAACCAACTGTTTTTGTAACGTAGAAACAATTTTATCCGAATCCTCACATTTTTGAGCCAACTGTTGTAACTGGACCTGCTGTTGTTGAATCATTTCGACAATTTGCTGGTTATTCAAGGCAATTGGTGGTTTGCCCGGTTGTTGTAACATAATTTGTCCGCTTGCTTGCTGTTTAGCCATCTCTTCTTTAATCATCTCTTCACGCTTTTCCTCTATTTCTTTAATCTGTTTTAACACATCTGGCTTCATTTTAGGATCACCCGGCTCATATTTTTCTAGAAGTGGATCAATATCGTTCATAAAAAAATTGTATATATTTTTCTCAAACGGCTGACGTATAAACATTTCCACCGTTTTATCACATTCTCTAAAAAAGTCTGGATGGGGGTTGTCTAACATTTTACGTTTATCAAATGTATTATGGTTATGTGAAAATACTAAAATTGCCTTCATTGGATCTAACTGAACAAACGGAATAGTATATTCTTTTAAGAATGCCCGTTCCTCTGCAACCGCAGCGTCCTCCTCGTATTTCGTCTGCTTTAGCAGCTCGGTTCTAAATGCAAACGTTCCTGCCGTAGCATGGTTAGGATTATAAGGACCACATTTATACATCTTCTGAATATGTTTGAAATAAATATAAATCTCGCTAGATCCGGCAGCCAACGCTTTAGGATTTGCCTCTAATTTCTGTACAGCGTCTTCAATGCGTTCAGGAGGATAATAGTCATCGTCATCCATATAAACAATAATCGACCCACGCACAAAACGATGCATATAATTTCGTTTAGCACCCAACGACATTTTTTCACTAACATCAAAATATCTGATTTGAGGAATATCAGATTTTTCCACTAAATCTCTAATTTTATCTGTTCCGTCATCAACGATAATCCATTCAATACGATTTTTAGGGTATGTTTGGTTTCGAAAGCAGTTGAACATCGTTTCAATAAATGGGCGACGATTGAATGTGGGAGTGCATACCGAAACAAATGGCAATTGTTTTTTCTTCGGAGTCATTTTATTGAATAGATATAATCTGTTTTATATAGTTTTTATAACGATCAACATTATTGGGTTCTGTACATATAATAAGAAATCGCACTAGATAAAGGAACAAACGCACTGTTATGGTCATTAAAAAACTTTTCGTATTCGGCTAAAGCTGCATCATTTTTATTAAATTGGTGGGGCACCCAATGGCATCCGTAGTTTAATAAATAATCTCTATGTTTGGGATTTTTATTTGCCGAATTCATCAAATATAGATTGTCTGGATTAGCAACCGTAATCGTTTTAACGGTTGTATGTATGTTATCATCCAGAATTTGTAGAGGAGGGGTTTTCGTCGCAAGGCTATATAAGATTAAATTCATATCTTGGCTACCAGTATTAATATTAGTATAGTTAACTAGATCGTAACACGCCCCCCCACTCGGATCACAACCAGACGCGTAAATATAATTAGGATTGATTGTTTTATCGACAGATATAATTACACAACCTTTAATTTGAGAGACCGTCGTATTTTTAGTAACACGTTTGGCTGGATTAATCAACTCATTGTTAGCAGAATTAGTATAAATTTGTCTATTACCATCAACATAGATTTTATTTTTTATTGTACTGTCAATCGCAGAGGCAACGCTCGAGTAAACATCATCGTTATTAGATTTAATTCGTAAATTTATAAACAAGGGATCTTGAAAATTAGGGCATGTTGATGTAAAAGCGTTCGATACGGCCGAAGTAAGAATAGTATTAAGTAGAATCGTATTTGACGAGGTAATATTGTAAAAGTGAGGGTCGGTCGTGAATCCAACCACCGGTTTTTTAGCACCGTCAGGGTGAGCATCATCTACCGGTATATAGAGAACCTCAAAATCTAAATATCTGCATCCTCTATTAATTACGTACTGTAACATATCGGTACTTATGTAGTAATTTCCGGTAGCTTCGTTGCCGATTAGTGCGCTATTGTAGGACCCTTTAAGACACAACTCACATAAGGATAAGTCCTGCAATTTTTCTGAACTACTAATAATTGTAATTTTACTATTATTTTCTGAGTTGGACAACTCCTTTGATTCCGTAGATGCAAATGGGTTCAGAGAAAACCCTTCCATTTCTTTTTTTAGTTGAGATCTCGCAATAACCAGTGGCCAAAATATAACCAGAAATATAATCAAGGTTATCAATATTAATAATTTTTTAAAAATTGACATTAAAACGATATATATAATGATAATATATATATGCCCGGAGGTTTACTAAACATTGTTTCAGTAGGTAATAATAATTTATTTTTAACAGGAAATCCTAGCAAAACATTTTTCAAAACAACTTATGTAAAATATAGTAATTTTGGTTTACAGAAATTTCGAATAGATTATGACGGTTTTAGAGACCTTCGTTTAACAGATAGATCGGTGTTTACATTTAAAATTCCCCGTTACGCCGAATTATTAATGGATACCTATTTGGTAGTAACCTTACCTAATATATGGAGTCCGGTTTATCATCCCTGCTATGATACTAATCTTAGTTGGGTGCCTTACGAATTCAAATGGATTAAAAATTTGGGAATAAATATGATACAGGAAATAACCATAACCTGCGGATCACTTGTAATCCAAAAGTATAGTGGGAAATACTTAGAAGCAATGGTAGAACGAGATTTTTCTAGCACCAAAAAGGACTTATTTAACAAAATGACCGGTAACGTTGCCGAGCTAAATGACCCGGCTAATTCGTTCGGGCGTATAGATTCCTACCCCAATGCCTCATGGGTACCAGATGCGGCTGGCGCAGAACCTTCCATACGAGGGAGAACCCTCTATATTCCTATAAACACGTGGTTTACACTTAATTCGAATTGTGCGTTTCCTCTTGTTTCGCTTCAATATAATGAGTTAGTTATAACTGTAACAATGCGCCCTATACAAGAATTATTTGTAATACGTGATGTATTTGATAATCAATATAAAAATCCGTATATTCGACCGGATTTTACAAGAGCCGAACTACAAATGTACCGATTTTTACAGACTCCTCCATCTTTAGATATATCTACAGAAAATTATCAGACTACCATTCAAACCTGGAACGCTGACGTGCATTTATTATCTACCTATTGTTTTTTGTCAAAAGAGGAATCTAAAAAATTCGCGTTAGAAGACCAAGTATATTTAATAAAGGACGTATTTGATTATAATTTTAATAATATAACCGGAACGAAGAAATTACGTGTCCATTCGAACGGCATGGTAGCTAATTGGATGTGGTATTTACAACGCGACGATGTATATTTAAGAAACGAATGGAGCAATTTTACGAATTGGCCTTACGACTCCTTACCCTCCAATATTGATTTAGTTGTTATGGCGGATCCAGGTTATCTGATCAAGAACTTTAATAATTCGGGCGTAGACGTAAGTTTT